ATGGTTATATTTGGAAATATCTTTATACAATCAAACCAAGCGAGGTCATAAAGTTCGATACTGTTAATTTTATACCTGTTCCAAAAGATTGGGAAACTAGTTCTGAGAGTGCAGCAATTAGAACTAATGCTGCTATTACTAATAATCAACTTAAGATCATTACGATCACAGATCGTGGAGTCGGTGTAGGAACAGCGAATAGAACTTATACAAATGTTCCAATTAAAGGTGATGGGCAAGGAGCAAAAGCAACCATAGTCGTTAATAATGATTCTAAAGTTGAATCAGTTACAGTTTCTATTGGTGGTTCTGGTTATACTTATGGAACTGTTGATTTAATTGGTGGTAATGTTCCAACAGGAGCAGTAACACCAACTTTTGATGTTATTATACCACCAAAAGGAGGTCACGGTGCAGATATTTATAGAGAACTTGGAGCATATAACGTTTTAATTTATTCTAGAATTGAAAATGACTTAGAGAATCCAGACTTTATTACTGGAAATAAAATTGCAAGAGTTGGTCTTGTAGAAAATCCACAGGCATTCAATTCTTCCTCTTTATTGGATTTAGATAAAGCAAGTGCAGTTTATGCATTGAAACTTGCTGGAACCGGATTTGATACTGCAACTTTTACTGCAAATTCGACATTTACTCAAACCATAAGCACAGGAACAACAGCAGTAGGAAGAGTTGTATCTTATGATACAAATACAGGTGTTTTAAAATACTGGCAAGATAAGAGTCTTGTAGGATTTAACACAGATGGTTCTCAAAATGCCTCTCCAACCTATGGAATTCAATTGAATAGATTTACAAATTCTGTTGGAACTGGAGGAACAACTTTCATAACAGGTACAAATCTTTATATTGATACCGCATTTACAGGCGTATCAACCACACTAAATAATAGAACATATAATCTTGGACAGTCTTTTATTGGTGGTGTAGCAAATCCAGAGGTTAAAAAATACTCAGGAAATATTATTTACGTCGATAATAGACCATCAATTACTAGATCAAAACCAAAAAGAAGATATCTAAGTCATTTTGCAATTCTAAAGAATTATGCCACAGGAAACTAACCTCAACGTCTCTCCATATTTTGACGATTTTGATACAAATAAAGACTATTATAAGGTTTTATTTAAACCCGGATATCCAATTCAAGCAAGAGAATTAACTGGTTTACAGTCAATTCTTCAAAATCAAATTGAACAATATGGTAAACATATTTTTAAAGAGGGATCTGTTGTAATTCCAGGTCAGTTAAGATATGAAAATCCTCTTTATGCTGTAGAAATTGAACCTGCTTTTAATGGCGCTCCAATTTCACTTTACTTTGATCAAATCTTAGGTAAGAAACTTAGAGGATCGGTAAGTGGAGTTTCTGCTGAGGTTGTTTTCTTACTCAAAAATACCGAATCTGAAAGAGGAAACTATACTTTATATCTAAAATATCTAGAAAGTGGTGGAGCAGATTTTGAAAATAGAACCTTTCAAAATTCTGAGACTCTAACACTTGAAACTCCATTAACATATGGAAACTTTACAATTCAAGTTGGACAGGGTATCTGTAATACAATATCAGCAAACGCTATTTCTGAAGGTTCTGCAGTATCAGTAGCAAGTGGTATTTATTTTGTAAGAGGATTTTTTGCAAGAGTAGTAGATCAGACTATTATTCTTGATCAGTACTCTACTGCACCATCATATAAAGTTGGATTTGATATTATTGAAGAGGTTGTAACTTCAGACGAAGATCCTACTTTGTTTGATAATGCTCAAGGATTTTCTAACTTCGCAGCGCCAGGCGCAGATAGATTTAAGATTACATTAGAACTATCCAAAAAATCTATAGATGATACAGAAACTGATAATTTCGTAGAAATTTTAAGAGTTGAAAATGGTGTTCCTCAGTTTTTCAATAAGAATCCACAATATAATCTAATTAGAGACGAGTTAGCAAGAAGAACTTTTGATGAGTCTGGTAACTACTTTGTTTCTCCATTTACACTATTTGTTAGAGATAGTTTAAATGATAGAGTTTTGAACCAAGGTGTATTCTTTAAAGATCAAAAGACTGTTCAAGGAAATAATCCATCTGAAGATTTGATGATCTATCAGATTGGGCCAGGAAAAGCATATGTAAATGGATATGATGTAGAAACCATTGCGCCAAGACTTTTAGATGTTCCAAAACCAAGAACAACTGAAACTATAGAGAATCAGGTTATTCCATATAGTGCAGGTAATTTAGTTGTTCTTAATAATGCATATGGTGCTCCTTCGATCGGACTTGGAACCGATGCTACAATAAGTTTAATGGATTCTCGTATTGGAGAAACCGCATATGTTGCTACTGGAACAACTATTGGTGTTGCAAGAATATATGATTTTGTTCCAGAAAGTGACTATGTTGATGATACAAGTCGTTTGAATCTCAGACTTTTTGATATCCAAACGTTTACTAAACTAGGTCTTACAACATCCTTTACTTTAGATCTTACTGTACCTACCTTTATTGAAGGAAAGAAAAGTAAAGCAACTGGATACCTAAAGAGCACTGTTTCGGCAGGAAGCACTATATTAACTTTATATCAAACATCTGGTAATTTCTTAGAAAATGAGCAAATTATAATTAATGGAATTGATGATGGTAGATTAATTGATTCAGTAACTGATTATTCTATATCCGATATTAAATCAGTTTATTCTCAAGTTGGAGTAACAACATTTAATGCTGATATAGTTTTATCGAGAAGGTCATATATTGCAAAACCAGGAACTACCTTCAATGTTAATGATGGACTTGTATCAGCAGGTCTCGAAAATGTATTTACTAATATCGTAAAAGTTGGTGATATTGTTTCATATGCAAGTACCACTTTCAGTGGAGATCCAATTTATAATAAGGTTACTGCTGTTGGTGCTGGTGGCACCAACTTCACAATCACAGGAATTACAACAGTCTCTGGTGTCTGCAATGGAAAACTGCAGACTGGATCATTCCAGGTTTCAAATATAATCAGAGTAGCATCTTCTATTAATATAGAAGATTCTTCACTTCTGACAAGATTATATCCAGATAATATTTCCTCGATTACTTTAGAAGGTAACGAAGTACTTCAAAGACGTTCTTATAATATTTCTTCTTTCTCTGGTAATTCAATTTCAGTAACAATTGATCCAGCAGACGTTGATGTTTTCTTTGATTCGTTTGATGAGGATAGATTTGTTATTACCTATAGTGATGGTTCTATAGAACCTATGAGATCAGACAAATATAATGTAAGTTTGGATGGAAAAACTTTAACATTTAATGGATTAACAAAAGCAAGTGGTTCAAATGCAAAATTAATTGCAACCGTTAAGAACATTAGAGTTAATTCAAAAACTAAAAAGTTAAACAAAGTATCTTCAATTGTAGTTTCCAATTCCAAATCAGTTTCATCTGGAATTGGAACAACAACTCTTAATGATGGACTAACTTATAGTCAAGTCTATGGAACAAGAGTTCAAGATAAAGAGATTAGTTTAAATGTTCCTGATGTTGTAAGAGTTCTTGCTGTTTATGAGTCTAACGGAATTACTAATCCAAGTCTTCCAACACTACAAATTACAGGAAATCCAGCAGGAAATACAAAATATGTAATTGGTGAGCAAATTGAAGGTAAAACTTCTGGTGCCGTTGCTCTTATAACTGCAAAGATTAATTCAGATAAGTTAGAGTATACTTATTTGAATACTATTCAATTTGATTTAAACGAAGTTGTTATTGGACAAGATTCTAAAGAAGAAGCAATTATTGCGAATAAAACTTTAGGTGATAAGAACATCACTCAGAACTTTATCTTTGATGATGGACAAAGAGACACTTATTATGATTTCTCAAGAATCATTAGAAAAAATAATATAGGAGAACCAAAAGGAAAATTAAAAATTATATTCCAAAACTATACGATTGATTCTACAGATACCGGAGAGATTATTACAGTTAATAGTTACAGCGAAAATGACTTTAAAACCAATGTTCCTTTCTATAATGGAGGAAGATTAACAGACTTTATTGATATTCGTCCGAGAGTTGCTCCATATTCAGGTACTTCAAAGTCTCCATTTGAATTTGATTCAAGAAACTTTGCGAGTGATGGTCAGTACTCAGAATATATTCTTGCACCAGGAGAAAATCTATTCTTATCATACTCATATTATGTTGGAAGAATTGATAGAGTCTTCTTAAATAGCGATGGAACATTTGAGGTTGTTCAAGGAAATCCATCATCAAGTCCAATTCCACCGCCATTAAAGAGTAATTCATTAGATATTGCAACCGTATTCATCGGTCCTTATGTTTATGATGTAAAAAATGTAAACGTTGATATGTCTGAATACAAGAGATATAGAATGACGGACATTGCATTACTTGAAAATAGAATTGAAAGAGTTGAAAGATTTACTACTCTTTCAATGCTTGAAAGTAAAACTGAAAACTTTACGATTAAAGATGCAGAAACTGGATTAGATAGATTTAAGTGTGGATTCTTTGTTGATAATTTTAGTTCTAATGAGTACAATGATCTTCAAAATCCAGCATTTAAATCTTGTATGGATACAAGTTCCAATACTCTAAGACCTCTACATTACACAACTGCTTTAGACTTACAACTTGGTTCTGAGGCAATTAGTGGAGTTGGGCAAACATTCAATCCAAATGTAGACCAAAGTTATGTTTCTGATTTAGGATCACCAAATATCAGAAAAACTGGAGATTTACTCACACTTAATTATAATGAAGTTCTTTATTTTGAGCAAATTTATGCAACTAAAACTGAAAGCGTTACTCCATTCTTAGTTAGATATTGGACTGGAATCATTACACTCAATCCACCAGAAGATAGTTGGATTGATGAAATAGCAATTACTACAACAAGTTTTAATGAAATAAGAAATATAGTAGATAGACCAGATCAGAATTCAACAATTACCATTAACGATACTATCAATAGAGATGTATTTGTTAACAATCCTCCAAATCAACAAACAGGAATTAATCCTTTTGATTGGATTGGAAATGCAAGAACTCTCTTAACTGGTGTAACAAGCATCGGTGGACAACCTGTTAGAATAGATAACAACAAAACAGCAAGTAACATTACCACTGCTGGTGTGGGTGAAAGAGCAAACGTAATTGGTCGTGATGTAATTCAGTTAAATGTATTTAAGAGAAGTGTAACTCAAGCAGATAGAAATTTAATTAATCAACTTTTACCACCAGATATTGCTAGACAGTTTTTAACTTCAATTGGTACAATAAATTCTAATGCAAGATCGGTAATTAATTTTGTTCCAGGAACTGGTAGCGTATCTGTTACAGAAACAAGAGATACTACAACAACCACATCTTCTACTAGCAATACTAATACTATTATTGTTCCTGAAGAAATTATCACTACAGATACTACTTCAGAGTCAATTTCCAATTATACAGAACCAGTAAGATATTTAAGAAGTAGAAATATTGAATTTGATGTAAAAGGATTAAGACCTCGCACAAGATTCTATAGTTTCTTCCAAGGAATTGATGTCGCTAAGTACATAATTCCAAAATTACTTGAAATTGAAATGGTTTCAGGTAAGTTCGAAATTGGAGAAACCGTAGAAAGTGATCCTCATTTTCCATCAGCAAAAATAAGATTTAGACTTTGCAAACCAAATCATAGAACTGGACCTTTTGATGGTTCAGATCCATCAACATTTACAAATCCAGTACCTATAGTTGATTTTACAACAGGTCAAGTTTTACCACAAAATCCAGCAACACTACCAAAACCTGATGTTTTCATATTAAATCCTTATAACTTACAACCAATTCCAAATGACTATAGTGAATCATCAACATTCTTAAATGTAGATACAAGAGCACTTGAACTTCCATCAGAAGTAGAGTTTTATGGTCAGATTGGTCAAGATATGAAACTGATCGGGAAGACCTCAGGTGCAGTTGCAAGAATCACTAATATTAGACTTCTTTCTGATAATAGTGGAAGACTCGTAGGTTCATTGTTTATTCCAGATCCAAACGTTCCAGGAAATCCTCAGTGGGTTAATGGAAGAAACACATTTACTGTTATTGATACTCCAAACTTACAAGATCTTGGAAGAACTTATCAAGAGTTTATTTCAAATACAAGAGTTAATGAAAGTTCTGCTCAAGAGGACTTCTCTTCATCTGCAATTGCAAATGTTACAGCAACCAATATTCTCACAACTAGAAATATAACAATTCTAGAAAGTTTTAATATAAACACAACAACAATTACGAATACAACAACAAATACAACTACAGTAACAAGAACACAAACAGGTACTTCTGGACAAGATCAATTTAGAGTATGGGAAAATCACGATCCACTTGCACAATCATTCTATGTTCGCGATAATACTGGAGTTTTCATAACTGCAGTTGAAGTTTTCTTTGAAACAAAGGATGAGGTTATACCTGTAACACTTCAAATTAGACCTATGATTGCAGGTGTTCCAAGTAATATGGTTGTTCCTTTCTCTGAAGTTACTTTAGATCCTGATCAAATTAATCTTTCACCGGATGCAACCATTCCAACAAGATTTACTTTTCCATCTCCTGTATATTTACCAGGTCCTCAACAACTTGAAGTTCGTAATGCTCCTGTTGGAAGTCAACAAACCTCTGAGTTTAGTATAGTTTTACTATCAGGGAGTCCACAGTATAGAGTCTTTATTTCTGAACTTGGACAAAATGCCATATTACCTGGAGATAGTCCTAATTTTGGAACAGGAATTAAAATATCTGTACAACCAACACTCGGAAGTCTATTCAAATCACAAAATGGATCAACTTGGTCACCTGCTCAACTTGAGGACTTAAAGTATAGACTTTATAGAGCAGACTTTGTTCCAGAAGGTCTTGTTAGATTCTATAATCCAAAACTTTCTCTTGGTAACAAAAAAGTTACTGTAACCGGTAGCAATCAATTCCTACCTCTTGCTAAGAAAATTACTGTTGGTCTTGGTTCTACAGGATATAGTACAACAGGAATCACCAACGGACTTACAATTAAACAAGGAGCAGCAACTGGTAAACTAGTTGGTCTTGCAGGTAGTATCACAGCAATCAGTATCGCAAATACTGGTATTGGATATACGAATGGAACCTTTACAGGAGTTTCTTTAGAAAGTGAAACTGGAGTTGGTTTTGGTGCTCAAGCAAACATTACCGTTTCAAGTTCAGGTATTTCTGCGGTTAGCATTACCAATGGTGGATTTGGATATCTACAAGGAGATTCTTTAATTATTCCGGAAAAGGAATTTGGTCTTAATGTTGGATTTGGTGGGAAACTTACAGTTACTGGAACCTCTGCTATACCAAATGCATTTATTTTAGATAATGTTCAAGGAAACTTTAGTGTTGGAATTAATTCATTAACTTATGTAAATTCTATTGGAAGTACAGTTTCTACTGGTGCAACAATCGGAACTATTATTCCTGATGCTTATTATGATGGACTGCATATGAAGATTAATCAAATTAATCATGGTATGCACTCTACAGAAAATTATGTAAAAATCAGTGAGATGAGACCTCCACAAAATGGAGTCAATTCAAGACTAACCGATGCAGTTACAAGTAGTGCATTATCAATTCCTGTAGTTTCCTCTGCTGGATTTGAAACTTTTGAAGGAGTTACAGTTAGTGTATCAAATCCTGGATATGCAATTATTGGTTATGAAGTTATTAAATATACATCTGTAAGTGCAAACTCTCTGACAGTATCTGAAAGAGGTGTTGATGGAACCCAAGCACAACCTTATGATGCAAATGTTCCTGTTTATAAGTATGAGTTTAATGGATTCTCATTAAGAAGAATTAATAAGGTTCATAATTTTGCCGAAGTTGATACAAATCTTCCAGTTGGAACTCATCCTATAACACTTAATTCTTATCATATTAGAATAGATCCTTCTGATACTGATTATAATAATACTGGAATTGGATCAGATCGTACAAATGATCTATACTTCACAGAAACAGCACAATCTGGTGAACCAGGAACTGTACTTACAAGTAATATCCAATTTGAAGCAATTACTCCAAATGTTTCTTATATTATTCCAGGAAAAACTAACTTAAATGCAAGAGTCAGAACATTTACTGGAACAAGTATTAGTGGATCAGAGAAATCTTTCACTGATAAAGGATTTACTACAATTCCTCTAAACTCAACATTTTATTTTGATTCTCCGAGATTAATTTGTTCTGAAGTAAATGAACAAGAATTTATAACAGAGTCTCCAGGAAGCAGATCATTTACTATGGAATTCTTGATGAATACAACAGATACGAGAGTATCTCCAGTTATTGATTTGATAAAAGTTAATGCTGTTCTAACTTCTAATCTGATCAACAGCCCAAATGGATTGAATGAAAATTCAACTTATGCAGATGATGATTCAGTTAGATCTCTATTTGATGATAAGCATGAAATGGTCTACATTTCTAAGGCAGTGAGATTGAAGATTCCTGCAAACTCTATCAAAGTTCTTCTCTCAGCAAGTCATACAGATATGAATGATGTAAGAGTTCTTTATAGACTCTTTAGAGCAGATGCTCCAGGAATTTCTCAGAATTATGAGTTGTTCCCGGGTTATAAGAATTATCAAGTTGATGGACAAGGAATTAAGAGAGTTATTGATAAATCTCAAAATGATGGATCTGCAGACTCTAAAGTAGAATTTACTTCAGATAGATCTTTCTTGGATTATGAGTATTCTGTTGATGATTTACCTGATTTTGATGCATTCTCAATCAAAATTGTAATGGCAGCAGAAAATCAAGCAATGCCTCCTCTGATTAGACAGTTGAGAGCAATTGCTACTGTAAAACCAAGAGTATAAAATATGGATTATATTAAAGTAAAAGATAAGGATCATTTGGTTAGAGATTGCTATTCTCAAGGAATAGTAAGTACTGATACCGAAAGTTACAATGCTTATATTCAAAGTTATAAAAAAGCATATAATGAATCGCAGAAAATTAAAAATCTTGAAAATGATGTAAGTGAAATGAAAAATGATTTGAATGAAATTAAAAACTTATTGAGGAATTTAGCAAATGGATCCTGATAAAATATCTCTAGAAAACATGAGTAAGTTATTTGAATATGAAAAACTTTCTAGAGATATAGATAGTATAGAAGATATTGAAACTTTGAGAAATCTAGCGAAATCTTATATCAAACTGTACTTTAAACAACAAGAAGTAGTTGCAGGGTTTAAAATCTAATGGCACAACCATCTACTCGACAAGAACTCATTGATTATTGCAAGAGAAAACTGGGTGCTCCGGTTTTAGAAATTAACGTTGCAGATGAACAAATTGAAGATTTGGTGGATGATGCCGTCCAATTTTTCCAAGAAAGACACTTTGATGGAGTATACCCTACATTTTATAAGTATAAAGTAACTCAAGCAGATATCGATAGAGGAAAAGCAGGAACCGCAGGTAATTCATCAAGCACTGTAGGAATTGCAAGTACTTCAGCGACAGCAAATATAGTGGGAACTGCAACCACATTCAATTTCTATGAAAATAGTAATTATCTACAAATGCCACCAAATATCATTGGTGTAAATAAGATTTTTACTTTCGACGGAGCAAACACTATTACTAATAATATGTTTAGTGTGAAGTATCAATTGTTTTTAAACGATATTTACTATTGGGGTACTACAGAACTTCTAAGTTATGCAATGGTTAAGACATACTTAGAAGATCTTGATTTTCTCTTGAATACTCAGAAACAAATAAGATTCAATAAAAGACAAGACAGATTATACTTAGACATTGATTGGGGATCTGTAAGAGCAGATCAATTTTTTGTTATTGATTGTTACTCAACTCTTGATCCAAATGATTATTCAAGAGTTTGGAACGATTCTTTTCTAAAACCATACCTAACTTCCTTGATTAAGAAGCAGTGGGGTCAAAATATGATGAAATTTACTGGTGTTAAACTTCCTGGTGGTGTTGAGTTAAATGGAAGACAAATGTATGATGACGGACAAAGAGAGATTGATATTTTAATGGAAAAAATGTCTAGCACTTATGAACTTCCTCCTCTGGATATGATAGGTTAATCATATGCTTAATCCATTCTTTCTTCAAGGTTCTAAAACAGAACAGAGTCTCATTCAAGATCTGATTAATGAGCAATTGAGGATGTATGGTGTTGAGGTTCACTATTTACCTAGACAATTTATCACAGAAAAAACAGTATTGAGAGAGGTTATAGAATCTGAGTTTAACAGTGCTTATCCAATTGAAGCATATGTAGACACTTATGATGGATACAGTGATAATCCTACTATTTTATCAAAATTTGGAATTCAAGCACTGAATGAAATAACTTTAATTATTTCAAGAGAAAGATTTAAAAATTATATTTCACCTTTAGTTCAAAATCAACCAAATATAAAAGTATCATCAAGACCAAAAGAGGGGGATATAATCTATTTTCCTCTGGGTAAAAGATTATTTGAAGTTAAATATGTAGAGCACGAAAAACCATTCTATCAACTTCAAGGATTATATACATATCAACTCAGATGTGAGCTCTTCAGATATGAAGATGAACTGATAGACACAAGTATTGATGAAATTGATGAACTTATTGGAGGAAACGACTCCACCGATTCTGATAAAGTTCCAGTTGGAAACATCGTAAATCTTACTATGGCTGGAGTTGGTGTTACTGCAACGGCTACCGCAGCAATTGTAAATGGTGGAGTGAGGTTTATAACTGTTACAAATCGTGGTGGTGGTTACACCAGTACACCTACGGTTGGAATTTCTTCTGCACCAGCTGGAGGTAAAACAACAACTGCAATTGCTAAGATGATTAGTGGAATAGTTGATTGTAATAATAATATAAATCCATCAGCACAATCTGTTCAAAGTGTTGAAATTACCAATGCAGGATTTGGATATACAGTTGCTCCTCAAGTAAGGTTTATTGGTGGAGGAGGTAAAGGTGCAACTGGTATTGCATCTATAGGTGATGGTGTCGTTGGTATTATTACAGTCACAAGTGGAGGATCTGGATATGTAGTTCCACCAACAATTACATTTACAGGAATATCTACAGTATCTGCTGCAGCGACAGCAGTTGTTTCTGCTGCTGGAACAATTACCTCAATTAGAATTACAAATGCTGGACTTGGGTACACTGTCGCTCCAACAATTACAATATCAAATCCATTACTTACTTCAACTGGTAATTTCGTATTTAATGAGATTGTAACTGGATCTCAGAGTGGAGTTACCGCAAGAGTTAAATCTTGGAATTCCACTACAAAAGTTCTTCAAGTTTCAAACATTAATGGTGAATTTAAAATTGGAGAAAATATTGTAGGTTCTGCATCAAGTGCATCTCAATACTTACGATCCATTGATGTATTTCCTGCAAGAGATGGATACGCTGCGAATGAGGAAATTGAAGAAGAAGCAGACGATATTATTGATTTTGACGAAACCAATCCTTTTGGAATGCCATAAATCATATAAATACTAGTTATTAATTTGATTAAATAGTAGTACCATAAGTTAGAAGTATGTTTGAGTATTTTTATCACGAAATTTTAAGAAGAACTGTTATTGCTTTTGGTTCGTTATTTAATGATATAAGCATCAAACATACTAATAATTCTAATCAGACTGTTAGTGTGATTAAGGTCCCTCTTGCATATGGACCAACTCAAAAGTTTCTTGCAAGATTAAACCAATCACCTAATTTGAATAAACCAGTTCAAATTACATTACCAAGAATGTCATTTGAATTTACTGGACTAACTTATGATTCAGGAAGAAAATCAACTACAACACAATATTTTACTGCAAAATCAGTAGCAGACGGAACAGAAACAAAAAAAGCATATCTTCCAGTTCCATATAATATGCAATTTGAGTTGAGCATTATGTGTAAATTAAATGATGATGCTCTTCAAATTGTTGAACAAATTCTTCCATATTTTCAACCTGCTTACACGATGACTGTTGATCTGGTTGAAACTATCAATGAAAAAAGAGACATTCCTGTGATTCTTGAAAATATAACAATGCAGGATGATTATGAAGGTGATTTTACAACAAGAAGAGTTTTAATTTATACTTTAAGATTTACTGCAAAGACTTACATCTTTGGACCTGTTTCCTCTGCGACCAAGGATATTATCAAAAAGGCAAATATTGGTTATGTTGCTGGAGATCTCACTTCTTCACCAACAAGAGAAATTGTATACTCTGTAGAACCAAGAGCAATTCAAAATTATACTGGCACCATTATTACTAACCTATCCAATGATATTACAAATGAGGATAATTTAATTACAGTAAATGATGCGAGTGCAATTTCTGTCAATACTTATCTTGATTTGGAAGGAGAAGAGGTTTACGTAACTGCCAAGTCTGGAAATGTTCTTACCGTGGATCGCGGTAGAGACAATACAACAATTACATCACACTTAGCAGGTTCTCCAATCAAATCAATAACTGCAGCAGATAATGCACTTGTTGAAGATGGAGATGATTTTGGATTTAGTGGAAGTGTTTTTTGATAAGTTATGAAAATGACAAAGAAGTTTGATAAACTCAATGAGACTTTCAATGTAGATGGGGAGATAGTTCCTGTTGAATCGGAAACTGTTATTGAAAAAATAGAAAAGATATCAACATCAGTTGATGATATTAAAAAAGATTATGATTATACTCGTGGTAATTTATATTCACTCATTGAAAAGGGTCAGGAGGCGATTAATGGAATTCTTGAGTTAGCACAAGAAAGTGAGATGCCTCGTGCTTATGAAGTTGCTGGGCAATTGATTAAGAATGTCGCTGATGCAACAGATAAGTTAATGGATCTTCAAAAGAAACTTAAAGATATTGAAGAAGAAAAAGTAGGAAAAGGGCCCACAACAGTTAACAATGCACTTTTTGTTGGATCGACTGCAGACTTAGCAAAATTTCTAAAGCAACAAACAGAAGATGAAAACGTTTAGACAGTTTCAAGAAGACTGGAGTAATAAATATAAAAAGAGTATTGATTGCTCAAATCCAAAAGGATTTTCTCAACGCGCTCACTGTGCAGCGAGAAGAAAAAGAGCAAAAGGTGAGCAGACTAAATCAAAACCAGTTGAGTAATGCCCAAGATCAAGTCACATAAAACAGTTGAGCAAATTGCAAAGAAGCATCGTCTTGATGTTTCTTTCATACAAAAGCAACTTGATATGGGAGAACCTATTGAACATGAACATACTAAAGATCATGAACTTGCAATGAATATTGCTCTTCAGCATCTTGATGAAATTCCAGATTATTATACTCGTTTGAAAAAAATGGAAGCAGATGCAAAGAAGCATCATAAAAAATTCAAAGATGTAAAAGAGGAATGCAACTGTGATAAAAATGCGATTAATGAACTTGAAGTTGGTCTTAAAAAACTAAACAACACTTCTTATGATTCTATAGATAAACTTATGCGTCGTATTATGAAAAAACATGATATGACTGCAAAGGAACTTCACAATTCCTTCGTCGAAAAGCACAATAAAACTCCAGATAACTGGGTAAAAAATATAGAAGAAGAAACTAAATCTGGAGATGAAGGTCTTCGTGATTGGTTTGGTAAATCAAAATCATCAGATGGTAAAAGTGGGTGGGTTCAACTTGGGGGAAAATGGGCAGGGAAGCCTTGCGCTCGTCAACCTGGGCAAACTTCAACACCAAAGTGTGGAAGTTCTAAGATGAAAAGAGCACTTTCTAAAGATGAAGAGGAAGCAGCAAGACGTAGAAAAAATATACAAGATCCAAACCAACCACAAAAAACTGGTGGAGCAAAACCAACTAACGTAAGAACTGAAGAGATGGATTTACAAGAAGTCAAGGACAAACCAGGAAAAGGTAGTGGAAAAAAAGACGCTTGTTACCATAAAGTAAAGTCTAGATATGATGTCTGGCCAAGTGCATATGCATCGGGAGCACTTGTAAAATGCCGTAAAGTTGGTGCTGCAAACTGGGGAACTAAAACGGAGGAAACTCAAATGAACGAAGAAGAAAGATATTGTCCAATGTGTAATAAAAGGGAAACAAGATCCGAATGTGCTTATGGTGGCAAAGTCTGGGATAAGGTTTCCGTAAAGGATGAAGAATATTCAATGGCAAGATCGGAACTCAAGACAATTGAGGATGCAGTGAAAAGACTTAAGGCAAAAGTCGGTAAAGGTGAAGGAGATCTTGAAGCATGGGTTCAGTCAAAGATTACCAAAGCAGCAGACTATATTGATACAGCAGCGGATTATATTGCAAGTGGAGAAATGGAGGAGCAGAAATTAGTTGATAAAATTATGGATGAAGTTTTATCTGAAAAATGCTGGCCTGGTTATAAAAAGAAAGGTATGAAGACAATGTTTGGAAAGCGTTATCCAAACTGCGTAAAAGCAGAAGATGTAACTATCGAAGATGCTGATGGAAATACTTTTGCTGAAGTAGTTGATTTAATTCATCCAGAACCAATCAAAGGATTTAAATCTCAAGTAGATGAGGCAACAAGACTTCAGGCACAAACTGGAAATGTTGTAGCAGTAACGCTTCTGTGGAGAGGAAAATATTATTCACTGAAAATGTTCTTCCCCCAAATCAAAACTCCATCACGTCAGGAAATTAATGACGAACTTCAAAAAGTTTATCCTGGATCAAAAGTAGTTTATCATACAGTATCTGACTTCACTTCTGGGGAACCCATTATCCAAGCATTTGGTCCTCAAGGTGGAAGTTCAGCAAAACCAGGACCAAGTAAAAATTATGTAAAAACAATGGGAGAAGAGGTTGAGATTGATGAGGACTGGCAAAAAGTCAATCGTCAAGATAAAACTGCAGGATTGAGTAAAGCCGCTGTTTCTGCATATCGTAGAGAAAATCCAGGTTCAAAACTTCAAACTGCAGTTACTGAAAAAAATCCAGAGGGAAAAAGAGCAAAACGTCGTACTTCATTCTGCCGTCGTATGAAAGGTATGAAATCCAAACTTACCTCAGCAGAAACTGCGAGAGATCCAGATAGCAATATCAATAAAGCACTTCGTCGTTGGAATTGTAACTAATAGGTAGATTTTATTATGAGTGACGTATATCTTGGTAACCCTCTCCTTAAAAAGGCAAATACTCCAATTGAATTTACACAGGAGCAAATTCTTGAGTTTGTTAAGTGTAAAGACGATCCAGTTTACTTTGCAAATAATTATGTAAAGATCGTAACTCTGGATCACGGTTTACAAACTTTTAAACCATATCATTTCCAGGAAAAGTTAATTAATAACTTTCATAAAAACAGATTTAATATCTGTAAAATGCCTAGACAGACTGGAAAGTCTACAACCGTAGTTTCCTTTTTATTGCACTATGCTGTTTTTAATGACAACGTAAATATTGGTATTCTTGCAAACAAAGCAGCAACTGCAAGAGAACTTTTGGATAGATTACAAACTGCTTATGAGAATCTTCCAAAATGGATGCAACAAGGTATTATTTCTTGGAATAAAGGTTCTCTAGAACTTGAAAACGGATCAAAGATCCTAGCAGCATCTACCTCTGCATCTGCTGTTCGAGGAATGTCATTCAACATTCTATTCTTGGACGAATTCGCTTTCGTTCCGAACCATATCGCAGATTCCTTCTTTGCATCTGTTTATCCTACAATCACTTCTGGTAAACAAACCAAAGTTATTATAGTTTCCACTCCACACGGTATGAATCATTTTTACCGAATGTGGCATGATGCGGAGAAAGGTAAAAATGAATATGTCTTTACTGATGTTCATTGGTCCGAAGTTCCAGGAAGAGATGAAGAGTGGAAAAAACAAACTATTGCAAACACCAGTGAACAGCAGTTCAAAGTTGAGTTTGAGTGCGAATTCCTTGGATCAGTTGATACTCTCATTGCACCAAGTAAACTCAGGTCTCTTGTATATGACCACCCAAAGACCAGTAGCGGCGGTCTAGACGTTCATGATGATCCTATAGACAATCACGACTACCTAATGACTGTGGACGTTGCTAGAGGCGTAGGAAACGATTACTCAGCATTTACTGTAGTTGATATCACTACATTTCCTCATCAAGTAGTTGCAAAATATCGAAATAATGAAATCAAACCAATGCTTTTTCCAAGCATTGTTGTAGATATAGCAAAAAATTATAATAATGCTTATATCTTATGCGAAGTTAATGATGTTGGAGATCAAGTAGCATCAATTATTCACTATGACCTTGAATACAATAATCTTCTTATGTGTTCAATGAGAGGAAGAGCAGGTCAAATTGTTGGTCAAGGATTTTCAGGAAAGAAAACTCAACTTGGAGTTAAGATGTCCAAGACTGTTAAAAAAGTTGGATGTCTTAACCTCAAAACAATGATTGAAGAGAGTAAACTTCTTTTCAAAGATTATGAGATAATGAGTGAACTTACAACTTTTATTCAAAAGCATAACTCCTTTGAGGCAGAAGAAGGTTGTAATGATGACTTAGCAATGTGTCTTGTAATCTATGCTTGGTTAGTTGCCCAGGATTATTTCAAAGAACTTACTGACCAAGATGTTAGAAAGCGTTTATATGAAGAGCAAAAAAATCAAATCGAACAAGACATGGCACCTTTTGGATTTGTTTCTGATGGACTCGACGAAACTAGTTTTATTGATAACGATGGCGATAGGTGGTATACAGATGAATACGGAGATCGTGCATATATGTGGGAATATCTATAATGGATATTGATAAGCAGATAAGATTAGGTCATTTATTATTAACAGACAGAAAGTGTAGAACCTGCAGTGAGATGAAGAACTTGGTTGGAGAATTTTATAGGACAAGAAAAGATAGAGGTCCAGTCGCGTCTTCATATTCTTATGAATGTAAAGAATGCACAATTAAAAGAATAGTTAACTCAAGAAAAATCAATCTATACCCTACAGAACCAGAATATCCTGATTGGTAGATGTTCACGTCATGTTTCCTTCCACGTAAAGTGTGTTTTTAATAAATAATTTTTAGTTAACTGAGATCTACGGAGAAAAACATGTCTGTTCCTCTACTATCTCCAGGCGTATTAGTCAGGGAGGTTGATTTAACGGTAGGAAGAGCTGATAATGTACTAGATAACATTGGAGCAATTGCAGGTCCTTTCGCACTTGGTCCAGTTGAAGATGCAATTGATATTACCACAGAAAACGAACTAATTAAAGTATTCGGAAAACCTCTTTCAACAGATGCTCAGTATGAGTACTGGATGAGTTGCTCCTCTTTCTTAAGTTACGGTGGAGTACTTAAAGTTGCAAGAGTTGATGGCGATAATTTAGTCAACGCTAACGCAATTCGCAACTCCTCTGGTGTTTCTACAGCAGGAGAACCTTTACTTAAAATCAAGAACTTTGATGACTATGAGGCAAACTATGCCGATGATATTGCAAATTACATTTTTGCTGCAAAAAATCCAGGTTCTTGGGCAAACAATCTTAAAGTCTGTGTAATTGATGATAAAGCAGATCAGATTCTAACAGTTGGATCTGCAGTTACAACAATGGCAACAGTTGGTATGGGTCTTACAACGACTCTTACTAATGTACCCTCTGCTGGAATTGGTACAACATCAAACTTCAATGGTTATCTAAAAGGTATTATTACTGGCGTTGGTGCTAGCACAGTTGATGTAAAGATTACCTCTTTAGTTTCTACTACTGGTACAGAGACTCCAATAACTTATGCACCAAAGTCACAACTGCAGTCATTTAAAGCAGCAACTGGTGGTGGTAATTTAACGGTAAGTCTTATTACTAGTGCAGGTGTTGCAACAACTTCTACCACAATCAATACCGGTACTAATCCAATCCGTGACTGGTATGATCAACAAGTACTGCAGTTAGAAAATACTGCAATTTTCTGGAACTCAATTGCACCAAAACCCGGTACGTCACAATATGCAGCAAATAGAAATGGAAAGAGTGATGAGATTCACGTAGTAGTTGTAGATGATACCGGAACAGTTACTGGAATTCAAGGAAACCTTCTCGAAAAGTTCACTGGACTTTCCAAGGCAACTGATGCTATTTCTGCGGTCAATTCGCCACAAAAAATCTGGTGGAAAAATTATCTTGCAGTTTATTCAAGTTATGTTTATGTTGGAGACAACCCATCCGATGAACTGAACTTAAATGAGCCTGTTGTTGCAACAGGATTCTCTACTGCATTTACCGAATATACAAATTCTCAAGGTCTTTGGAACAAGGATGTTCAAGATAAAACCTACAGTGCCCTTGGAAACGTAACTTACACCCTAAATGGTGGCAAAGATTATGCTGATAATGGTGGAATGACAGCATCTCTTGGAGATCTGTTTACTGCATATAATCTCTTCTCTAATAAGGATGAAATTGAAGTTGATTACTTAATCATGGGTCCTGGTTTGGGTAATAAGTTTGAGTCTCAAGCAAAAGCACAACATTTGATTTCTATTGCAAATTCAAGAAAGGACTGTATTGCAGTAATTTCTCCTCATCGTGTTGATGTTATTGATATTACCAATTCAGATACTCAAACAGATAATATTCTAGAGTTCTTCTCATCACTTCCTTCTTCATCTTATGCAATATTTGATTCTGGTTATAAGTACACATTTGATAGATTTAACAATAGGTTCCGTTGGATTCCTTGCAACCCAGATGTTGCTGGTCTCTGTGTAAGAACTTCTATTGTTGCTTATCCTTGGTTCTCTCCTGCAGGTCAGCAGAGAGGTATCTTAAACAATGCAATCAAACTTGCATACAATCCAAACAAAGCACAGAGAGATCAACTTTATCCACAAAGAATTAACGCAATCGTTAATCAACCTGGTATTGGTATTCTCCTCTTTGGTGACAAAACTGCTCTTGGATATGCTTCAGCATTCGACAGAATCAACGTTCGTCGCCTATTCCTTACCGTTGAACAAGCACTTCAAAGATCTGCTCAGGCACAACTCTTCGAACTCAACGACGAAATTACAAGAGCAAACTTTAGAAACATTGTTGAACCATACCTCCGCGATGTTCAGGCAAAGCGTGGTCTTTATGGATTCTTAGTAGTCTGCGATGCATCAAACAACACACCTGATGTTATTGACAACAATGAATTTAGAGCAGACATTTTCCTGAAACCTGCCAAGTCTATTAACTATGTAACTCTTACTTTTGTTGCAACAAGAACTGGTGTTGCATTTGAAGAAGTTGCTGGTACTGTTTGATTTTAATTAAAACAAAAACAAGGAGGAACTAAAAAATGGCAAACACTATTCAGGATTTTAAATCAGCACTCAATGGTGGCGGAGCACGCCCCAATCTATTTGAGGTAACAATCCCATCTCCACCTGCAGGAGTAAACCTTACTGAAGATTTCCCAATCTTATGTAAGGCAGCAGCTCTGCCAGCATCAAACATTGCATCAATTGATGTTCCCTTTAGAGGGAGAATTTTTAAAGTTGCTGGTGACAGAACATTTGACACTTGGACTGTTACTATTATCAACGACCAAGATTTCAATATTAGAAATGCAATGGAAAGGTGGATGCAATCAATTGGTCAATATGGTGATGGAAGTGGTTTTACAGATCCAGCAGATTACATGTCAACTGCTTTTGTTAAACAGTTTAAGAGAGGGAAGTCAAATGTAGGATTTAATACCCCATTTGGTTCTGGATTAGAAGTTGCAGCAAACTACAAATTCTATGATATTTTTCCAACAAATATTGCTGCTATTGATCTTTCATATGACTCCTCTGATACCATCGAAGAGTTTACTGTAGAGTTCCAAGTTCAATACTGGACTCCTCTTGGTGCTGTTGCAGAAACAACTGCTTCTTCATAAGGTTTATTTTTATAATAAATAGTCTAAAGATTAAAGTTAAAAAATAAATTATGGCGAAACTGTTTGGTTTTTCGATTGAAGATAACGAACCATTATCTCCCGGTGTTGTTTCCCCCGTTCCTCCAAATAATGAGGACGGGGTTGATCATTACCTGAGTAGTGGTTTTTTTGGTTCGTATGTAGATATTGAAGGGGTATATAGAACAGAATTTGATCTTATTAAAAGATATCGTGAGATGGCACTTCATCCTGAGTGTGACAGTGCTATTGAAGATATTGTAAATGAGGCAATTGTATCAGATACTAATGATAGTCCCGTTCAGATTGATTTAGATAATCTAAACGCAAGTGACGGTATCAAGAAAAAAATTAGACAAGAATTTAAATACATCTTAGAACTTTTAGATTTTGATAAAAAGTCTCACGAAATCTATAGAAACTGGTATGTTGATGGAAGACTTTACTATCACAAAGTTGTAGATTTAAAGAATCCTGAGGCAGGAATACAAGAACTGAGATACATCGACGCAATGAAAATGCGTTATGTTCGACAGGCAATTAAAAAAGAAGATAACAAATACAGAGTCTCAAATAGAAATATTGATAATCCAATGGATTATGCTTTTCCTGAGATTGAAGAATACTTCATCTATGAGCCAAAAATGACCTATCCAACAGGAACACCAGCTCCTGGAACTTTGGGTGGTTCAAATGCTGGCGTCAAGATGACAAAAGATTCGATTACTTATTGTACATCGGGTCTTGTAGATAGAAATAAGGGATCAACTCTTTCATATCTTCATAAAGCAATCAAATCACTTAATCAACTTCGTATGATTGAGGATTCACTCGTCATCTATCGTTTATCTCGTGCCCCTGAAAGAAGAATTTTCTACATTGATGTAGGCAATCTTCCAAAGGTAAAAGCAGAGCAATATCTCAGAGATGTTATGATGAGATATCGCAATAAACTTGTATATGATGCAAGTACAGGCGAAGTTCGTGATGATAAGAAATTTATGGCAATGCTTGAGGATTTCTGGTTACCAAGAAGAGAAGGTGGTAGAGGAACTGAAATCTCAACACTTCCTGGTGGACAGAACCTTGGAGAGATTACTGATATTGAGTACTTCAAAAAGAAACTTTATCGTTCTCTAAATGTTCCACCATCAAGAATGGATGGAGAAGGTGGATTTAATCTTGGTCGCTCATCAGAAATTCTGAGAGATGAAGTTAAGTTTAGTAAGTTTGTTGCTCGTTTGAGAAAGAGATTCTCATATATGTTTAGTGATATGCTTAGAACTCAATTGATTCTCAAAAATATCATTACACCAGAAGATTGGGCAAAGATGGATGAGCATATTCAGTATGACTTCCTATATGATAATCACTTTGCAGAACTTAAGGATGCAGAATTATTGAACGAAAGACTGGGTATGGTTCAGGTTGCAGAACCTTATGTTGGTAAGTATTTTTCCCAAGATTATGTGAGACGTAAGATTCTTCGTCAAACTGACATGGAAATTATTGAGCAAGATGCTCTTATCAAAAAAGAAATTGAAGAAGGTTTAATTCCAGATCCAAACCAACCAGTTGATCCACAAACAGGACTTCCACTAGATCAAACTGCTCAAATGGATCTTGGTCAACCAGTAATGGAACCTGACTTGAGAAATCAAGAAAAGGCAAATGAAGTTAATGCAAAAGCAATGGAAATGCCCAAGGGTGGTGAGATATAAATAAAAACGATTACTAATTGGAATCTTAACAATGGATGATTTACTGGATATGATTGCTACTGACGAATCACCTTCTCAGATTAGTGATAAGATCAAAGATCTTTTGTTTGCAAAAGCAGCGGAAAAAATTGATGATTTTCGACCTGCAGTAGCAAATTCAATGTTCAATAGCGAAACAGAAGAAGAATGAAATCTTTTAAGCAGTTCATCTCAGAGTCTGTAAATATTTCTGGAGACTTTACCGGAAATCTTTACATTAATTCTTCCCAACCAGAGCAACAATCTGTTGGTGAAGGATACGTTGCAGATGTGCTGTGGAACGGAAGTCTTTACAGAATGGAATTAGTTACTAAAACAGGAATTCCTTCAACAAGAGAACTTGGTGAGCAATTGCAGTCTAATTATCCCGGAGCGGTTGTTCATCAGATTTATCCCGTAATAGAGAAGAATTTAAATATCAAAAACGCACAAAGATACCATCCATCAAAACTAGAATGGATTGATTGATAAATGGCACAGTGGAATAAGACTACCCAAGACTTTTTAAATCAAGAAAGAAGTCTTTTTGAAACATTTAATATTGCTGACCATTGGGGCAACCAGACAGATTGGAGACCTCAATTTACCAACAACAACAGATTCAAAATATCTCCATATCAAACAGTATTTTTCAATACCTTTCAGTATGGTAAAGAGACTGATGTATGGGATGAAAGAGTAGTTGGAGTTGGAACTGCATCATTTAATGCAAATGCCAGTAATATTATAATGGAAGTTGGTTCCACTACAGGAAGCAAAGTAATTCGCCAAACCAAGAATGTAATGAGATACATTCCCGGTAGAGGTGCAACACTCGCATTCGCAATTCGTCTTGATACACCACAGGTAGGTATTCGCAGAAGATTTGGATTGTTTGATGAAAATAATGGTGTTTATTTTGAGGATGATGGGGGGACATATTCTTATGTAATTCGCAGTAGTGTAACTGGAATTGTTACAGAAACCAGAGTATTCAGAGATGATTGGAATGGTGAAAAGTTTGATGGAAATGGTTGGACTGGAGTAACTGCAGATCCAACAAAACAACAAATGATTTCTATCAATTATGAATGGTATGGTGCAGGTATAATTCAATTTGCTTGGTTAATGAAGAATGAGACTATTGCATCTCATACTTTTGAGAACTCAAATACCAATCCAGGAGTTTGGTGTTCTACTCCATTCTTACCAATTAGACTTGAAATAGAAAATGTAACTGGTGTTGCAGGAACTCATTACATGTATCAGGGTTCTAATTCTCTTATTCAGGAAGGAGAACCAGAGAAACTTGGAACTCTTTTGAGCATATCAAATCCCATCACAGGGACAACGATGACATCCGCAAATACATTCTATCCAATTATAAGTCTTCGTTTGAAATCTAATAATCTAACTGGTGTAATGCTCTTGAGATCATTACAGGCAGCAACTGATGACAATACGAATGTTTATTGGCAACTTCTACAAAATGCAACACTGACTGGAGGAACTTGGGTAAATCATCCCGATCCAAACTCTTTTATGCAGTATAATATTACTCAAACTGCAGTGTCTGGTGGAAGTGATCTTTTGAGTGGTTTTGTAATTAATGGTAGTGGTGCGTTAGTTGATCTTGATGTTAGAGCAGCACTTCAGTTAGGTAGAAGTGGTATTGGAACAATTAGTGATACTTATACTCTTGTTTGTGCAAGTCCTAATACTAACAAAAAGGCACTTGCAGTTCTGAACTGGATTGAACAAAGATAAACTAATAAATAACTAATAAACTGTATCATAAGAATAATGGCGCATAGACCAGTTGGGGCGGGTTCCTCATTTACATTTACTGCAGGTGCTGCAACAACATCATCTGCTTTTACGGTACAATCTAGTGTTTTGAGAGTAGTTGCAGTTGGTGGTTCTGCCCACGTTGCAATTGGAGTTACTCCTGCAGCAACTAATACCGATTATTATGTTCCTGCAGGTGATACGGTAACTTTAGGATTAACTAGAGCATCGAATAGAGTTGTTGGAGTAACAACAGGAACAACAACAATTGTTACTGTTCCAGAAGGAACTCAAGTTCCATTTGCAGTTGGTGATTATGTAACTCTAACTGCTACTGGTCAGTCATATTATAACTTTACTCACCAACAAGTTTTATCGATTGATAACTCTGTCGGTTTTGATGGATATTTCCAAACAAGAATGACTGTAAATTACAATTCAAGTGGAATTGTAACAGCATTCTCTGCAGCAGATGCATCAGTTGTTGTTTCTAACAAGATTTCTGCATACGGAGTCGGTTCAGGAACACTTCACTTCCAACAAGTACAAATCACAGGTCAAGCATAATGAAACTCATTACCGAAGAAATCGAATCAGTAGAAGTTCTTACCGAAACGGTCAACGGTAAGAAGACTCTTTATATTCAAGGACCTTTTCTACAGACTGAAGTTGTAAACAGAAACGGTAGAATGTATCGTTTACCTGTCATGGAAAGAGAGGTAAAGCGTTACACTGAGCAGTATGTAGAAAAAGGTCGTGCTCTTGGAGAACTTGGACACCCAGATGGTCCAACTGTAAACCTTGATCGTGTTTCTCATAAAATTGTTTCTCTTCAACGTGAAGGAAATAACTTTATCGGTAAAGCACAGATTCTATCCACTCCAATGGGTAAAATTGCAGAGTCTCTTCTAAAAGAAGGAGTAACTCTTGGTGTTTCTTCTCGTGGTATTGGTTCAGTAAAACCAAACAACGAAGGATACACTGAAGTTGGTGAAGACTTTATGCTTGCAACTGCTGCTGATATTGTTGCTGACCCTTCTGCACCTGATGCATTTGTTCAAGGAATTATGGAAGGTAAAGAGTGGGTTCTTGATGGTGGAATCCTTCGTGAACAATTAGTTGAAAAAACTCAAAAAAGAATTAATACTCTTGTAGATGAAAAACTACTTGAAGAGTATAAGTTGAGTTTATTCAATGAGTTTTTAAATTCATTGTAATTTATTAAATTATAAATAAATATAGTTTATAACCAAAGGTTAAACGGAGAGTTCAAATGTCTCGTGGAGATTTACAAGAAATGGAAATAGGCACTAAGCAATCCAAAACCGCTGTCAATGCTAATGCTCAGGCGGCGGATGCAATGCCAAGTCTATCTGGTGTAACACCAGGGCAAACAGGTGGTTGGGAAGATCTTGGTGGTCCAGATCCTTCTAACTATCGCACAGATGATGATTCAGCAAAACTGAAGACACCTGGTGGATCACTTAAGCAAGTTAAGGATGTTGTTAATAAGGGTGCTGCAGCTGCAGAAGCAATGAAAGGTGTTAAGGAAGATGAAGAGTTTGAGTATGATGAAGACGAAGAACTCTTAGAGGATACCGAAGATAACGAAGAAGTAGTAGCAGAAGCTAAGCACGAAGAAGAGGAAGAAGAGGGCGGTAAAAAAGGTAAGAAGGAAGAGGAAGAAGAAGAGGAAGACGAGGAAATGGAAGAGGAGTTTAGCATCGAAGAAGATGTTAATGCCCTGCTTGCTGGTGAAGAACTCTCTGAAGAGTTCCAAGAAAAAGCAAGAACCATTTTCGAAGCTGCTCTTCGTTCCAAGGTTTCCGATATTAAGGAAGCACTTGAGGAGCAATATACCGCTGCTCTTGAAGAAGAAGTTGCAGAGATTAAGTCTGAACTTTCAGAGCGTCTCGATGCATACCTTGAGTATGTTGCAGGCGAGTGGATTGAAGAAAATGCACTCGTTATCGAGCACGGTCTTAAGACTGAAATGACTGAATCATTCCTCCAAGGAATGAGAGGTCTTTTTGAAGAACATTATGTATCAATCCCTGAAGATAAATATGATGTGCTTGAGAGCATGGTAGAAAAACTTGATGAAATGGAGACAAAACTCAACGAGCAAATTGAGAAGAACGTTTCCCTTAACAAGCGTCTCGCAGAGTCGGTTGCTGATGGAATCTTTGAACAAGTTTCTGATGGTCTTGCGGCTACTCAGAAAGACAAGCTCGCTTCACTTGCCGAAAGTGTTGAGTTTGAAAGTGAAGAAGAATATCGTGAAAAACTGGAGACTTTGAAGGAATCATATTTCCCTTCAAGAACTAAATCTCCTTCAACTAAATCTGATACCCTCTCAGAGGGAGTTAGCTCTGATTATGAGTCACACTCACCAACCATGGCTGCTTACCTCAAGAGTCTCTCAGCATTTAGTAAATAATTGAATTTAATATAATTCAAACCCAAAAACAAACACTTAGTAAAAGGTAAACGCAAATGTTCCATTCCGAGCATCTGCAGGAAAAGTGGGCACCTCTCCTCAATCACGAGGGTGGAATCAACGATTCTCATCGTAGAGCTGTAACCGCTGTCCTGCTCGAAAACCAAGAAAGATTTTTAAGAGAGCAATCTGCTTTCGATAACGGTTCCATGAATATGCTCATGGAATCACCAACCAACAGCGGTAACGCTGCTGGTGCTTCAGGTGGTTTCACTGGCGGTGCTGCTGCTGGTGGTCCTACCGCTGGTTTCGATCCCGTACTGATCTCACTGATCCGTCGTTCGATGCCTAACTTGATCGCCTATGACGTTGCAGGCGTTCAACCAATGAGCGGTCCTACTGGACTCATCTTCGCGATGCGTTCACGTTACACCGATCAGAGTGGTACTGAGACCTTCTACAACGAAGTAGACTCAGCATTCTCTGGTCAAGACGCTGATAGAAACCTCGCAGGATTCGGTAGCACTGCTGCTGGTATTGGTACTACTGCACAACAAGGTAGCAACCCAGCCGTACTTAACGCTGCTTCTGTTGCTGCAACTGACTACAACGTTGGTCAGGGTATGCTCACCGGTGACTCTGAGAGTCTCGGAGAGTCTGGTCAGCAGTTCAACCAGATGGCATTCTCAATTGAGAAAGTCACTGTTACTGCAAAGTCACGCGCTCTGAAGGCTGAGTACTCACTCGAGCTCGCTCAAGACCTCAAGGCAATTCACGGTCTGAATGCAGAAGCTGAGTTGGCAAACATTCTGTCAACTGAGATTCTTGCTGAAATCAACCGCGAAGTTATCCGTACCATCTACATGACCGCTGAGAAGGGTGCTTCTCAGAACGTTGCTACCGCTGGTGTATTCGACCTTGATGTTGACTCCAACGGTCGTTGGTCAGTTGAGAAGTTCAAGGGTCTTCTGTTCCAGATTGAGAGAGATGCTAACGCTATCGCTCAGAGAACTCGTCGTGGAAAGGGCAACATCATCCTCTGCTCTGCAGACGTTGCTTCCGCTCTAACCATGGCTGGCGTTCTGGATTACACCCCAGCACTCAACGCTAACCTAACCGTTGATGATACCGGCAACACCTTTGCTGGTACTCTGATGGGCAAATTCCGCGTCTACATCGACCCATATGCTGCTAACCTGACTTCAGGTAACGCTGCTCCAACAGGTGGTAACCAGTACTACGTTGTTGGTTATAAGGGTTCTTCACCTTATGACGCTGGTCTCTTCTATTGCCCATACGTTCCTCTCCAAATGGTTCGTGCCGTTGGTGAGAACAGCTTCCAGCCTAAGATCGGCTTTAAGACCCGTTACGGAATGGTTGCTAACCCATTTGCGGAAGGCACCAGTCAGGGTCTTGGAAGACTCGTTACTAACACCAACCGCTACTACAGAAGAGTTGCTGTTAAGAACCTCATGTGATCTATTTCACATAGAGATTCAGGAGGGTCCGCAAGGACCCTCTTTTTTTATCTAAATACTTAAAAAAATCATGACTAGAGGGCAAATAGATAATAGAAACTTTTTATCCCCAACAGGATTTAAGTTTACTCTAACTAGAACACCTAAAGTTGCTTTTTTCTGTAATCAAGCAAATATTCCCGATTTAAATCTTGGAGTTGCTATTCAACCTTCATATACAAAAATGTTACCAACTCCAGGTGACATCATTGAATTTGGTGATTTAAGTTTAAGATTTTTGGTTGATGAAAATCTTGAAAATTATATGGAAATACAAAACTGGATACGTGGTTTAGGATTTCCAGAAGATCTTCAGCAGTTTGATGATTTAGAAAAGTCTGGGACCGTTCAAGGAAACTATGCAAGAGATCGTCAGAACATTTATTCTGATGGAACTTTACAAGTTTTAACTAGTAGTCAAATACCAAATTTTCAGATAAGATTCCAGGACTTATTTCCATATTCATTATCAACAATGACGTTTGATGCAACTGATACTGATATTCAGTACTTTACGGCAGACGTTAGTTTCAAGTATACTATATACAACATTTATGATTTGCAAGGAAATAAACTATGAGTATTGATTTGGATACTATCCAAAAAATGTGGGAAGAAGATTCAAAAATAGATATTGATAATCTACATACAGAATCTTTAAATATTCCAATTTTACATTCAAAATATTTTGATTTATATAATACAATCAATCTATTGAAAAAGAGAGCAGAGCAGCAAAAGAAAAAAATAAGACACGAAAGATACGAATACTTTACTGGAAAAGCAGACCCAGACGTTTACTTAGAAAACCCCTTTCCCAAAAAGATTCGAGATAAAGAAACTCTTCAAGGATATCTAGATTCTGATGAGAAATTATCTCAGGTAGTTTTAAAGATAGAATACTATGAAACAATGCTGAGCTATATTGATAGTATTCTTAAGATGATTTCAAATCGAACTTATCAAATTAAAAATTCTATAGATTTTCTACGTTTTCAGTCTGGACTAGGGTAAATAAATACTCATAGCAATTATGATGCTATGAGTGATGTAATCATTGAAAAGAAGAATGAGGTTTATATTAAACTACACTGTGAACCTCATATTCTTTACGAACTTCAACCATACTTTACATTTGAGGTTGAATCTGCAAAATTTATGTCCCAGTATAGAAGCAGACACTGGGACGGCAAGATTCGCCTATTAAGTTCTCATACTGGAGAAATTTATACTGGTTTGTTGGATAAGGTTATCGACAAACTAAAACTCCATAATTATACGTATGAGTTTAAAGAAAATAAATTTTATGGGTTACCTTTTGAGGTAAATGAAAATGTATCCTTCGAAGGTGTGAAGGATTATATGTCTTCTATTTGTTCTCATTCTCCACGTCAGTATCAAATAGAGGGAGTATACGATGCTCTAAGACATAACCGAAAATTACTGATATCACCCACAGCCTCAGGAAAATCCTTGATGATTTATTCCCTTGTAAGGTATTATGTAGATAAAGGACAAAAAATTCTTCTAGTTGTTCCAACGACATCTTTGGTAGAGCAGATGTACAAGGATTTTGAAGATTATGGTTGGAATGTGGATTCATACTGTCACCGAATTTATTCTGGTAGAGAGAAGACAAATGAACATCCTGTCACGATTACAACATGGCAATCTGTATATAAATTAGAACGTTCATTCTTTGAGGACTATGGAGTAGTT